TAATTACTATCTACTGGTAGAGAATAGAAGTTTTCACCTAGAATGTATGGATATTGTGGTACTTGATTGCTATCAATAGTAAGGAAATAAGCATAAACTCCTTCTGGAAATTCTGGGGTAATGCAAAATCGTCCATTGTTTTCGTCTAGTGAACCATTCTTGTGCTTATAGGTATAATCATTTGTAAATGTACCTAAAGGATAGTCTGAAACGGAAGGACCGCCAGATCTGGAAGAGTTGCGAACATAACTAGATGTCATCCTTACGATAGGAGATTGTGAATCTAGTGGGTTCTGATGTGCAAATGGTCCATAGATTGGATTGCCATCATAAGCAAATCCAAGGATTGGTGAGTGAGTCTTAGTTGATGGTTCTAGACCAGCAGCACTCAAGTTATCATTTAATGCAACCCTCAGTGCCTTGGGGTTAGCAACTTGACCATAACCATTTTCAAAGGTTATATTGTAATTTGGGAAAAGATATCCATTCTCTGTATCAAGAACGGACTTTAGTTTTTCGTATCTGTTAAAATTCCATTCTTTTAGTAGAGCCGTTCCAATAGCACCATTACCAACAGCAATGATATCAACTTTAACTGTTTTTTGATCGTAGAAATTTCCTTCTGCAATTTTTTCAAAATCAACTAGTCTACCATCAGTATCTACAATAGCGTTGTACTCTGCAAATCTTCCTTTGCCATTGCTATCTGTAATACGAACAATGGGAGGAGAAGAATAATACTCTCCTGGGTTTTCAACTACTAAACTAGTAATTTTGTCTCCAGTAACAACAGCACGAACAGATGCTCCTCTACCAGAAGTCACCTCAACAACAGGTGTTCTTGGGAAGATGTTGTTAGTATCTACAATATATCTTTCTACAACAGAACCAGATAGAACCGCTCTTGCTTTATTTGGAGCACCGTCTAGAAGAACAAATGGTGGTTTTACATATCCACTACCCTGTCTATCAGGAACAATTTGCTCTAACGTTCCATAACGAATGCTATCTGTATCTTTATAACCATATAGACGAACGCCATTGACAAGAATACCGACTTCAGTCTTTGGTGTCTTATACTTCTCAGTTGTTCTGGTTGCAAGTCTTCTGATGATACGAAGAAGTTTCTGATCCTCTACAGTCTGAGAAACATCGGAACCATCTAGAATTTTGTATGAAGGATATCCAGACGAAGTAATGTAATAGTATTGATCATCTGCAAAAATAGCAGATACATCTGTTGATGTCTGACCGAGTTGCGTGCCAACATAAGGAACTGTTGGTGCATTGATTGGAAGATTTCTATTTAAAATCCATCTTGTCTGGTTTGATCCAGTATTGACAATCTTAGGATCTGCACTCTCAAATCCAGGATTTGAAATTTCAATAGTATCATCTACTGCAGAATATGGATGAGAATCATTGATCTCAAAGTTATATACAACACCCAGAGTTAAAAGTTTTACATTAGAACCACTAATAACAACTGGTTTGTATACAGAAGAACCTGCACTATGATTATATGATACGTTTCCTCTTTTACTAATAGTAAACTGAGTTACATTCTTATCATCAAACTTGATGGTTTCTTCACCAATCAAAACTTCTCCAGTCTTACCCCAACCAATAGTAGAGAAAACATTGATTCTTTTGCCAATACCATCCGTCTGAGAAAGATTTTTCTCTAAACGAGTTTTTGTAGAGATTGCAAACTCACCAGTGACTGTTTCTGGAGCAAGAACAATGTTCCAAATTTTCTCTCCATCAAATGTACCCTCTGCTTTTGCATTATCCACAGTAGCAGAAACATAACCATACTCTTCAGTTTCTGGTTGAACAATTTGCTTACCAATAAGATCTGTTGGGTCTCCAGAGATTACTTTTACTTTTAGTGCATAAACATTAACCCAATCAGACTTAGATGCCTTATATGTAAAGTCTTTTGGTTTGTATACTTCTGGTTTATTAGTTACATCTTGAGAAACAATCGTGTTGAAGATGAACTTAATAGAACTATCAGTTCCTTTTGCTCTGTAGAACTTGTTAATGTTCTTGATGAGAGTTCTCTTATCAACTTCACCACGAAGATACTTCTCGGGGAACGAACCGAGATATTGAGACTCAAAGTTTTTTACAAGAGCATACAGAAACAGATTGCTGATATTATATACGTTTGCATTAGCATTATGAGATGCTGCTTCTGTGCTTGTAAAATTTGACTTGGTGTATAGATCTCCTAGAGTTGTATTTCCACTTACACCTCTAGAACAATTTAAAAATTCTGTATTGGTTCTATCAGAATAAAAGATAATCTCATCATTAATTCTAATATAACCATTTTTTGTTGGAAATGAACTCGCATCATTTACAATAATTGTGGTATCGGTATCAGAAATAGATACAGCAAGAGTATCATTCTGTTTGAGAATCTTTTTTTCGTAAAAATCAATATCTGTATACTTTTGGATATTGCTAATGATATCCAAAGTTCCACCTTGAACTTCCTGTGCTTCATAATACTTCTGAACGAACTTAGCAAACAGTTCATATTCAGTAGCAATGAATTCAGGAAGCTGAGACTCAATTAGAGTTGAAATTCTCTTGGTCTTAACAACAGCCATTTACTTACTCTTTATATGCGGTGAAACTTGAATTCGCTACATCAACGTCCAGATAAACCTCGCGGAGTGCCTGAATATCATTAGATAAAGGTTTTACTCTAACTGAGATTCTGTTATCAAAGAAACTACCTTTAATGATAGTCATATTGTACAATCTCAACTCACCTTTTTCATAATCAATGTCCCCAACTTCCTTGTCAAGGACAACTTTTTCGCCAGTTACGGCGTCTAGTCTATATAGGACAATTTTACCATCCCTATCTTCAATGTAAACATCAAAATTTGGATACTCAGTGACTCTAAATCCAGTGGACGAAAGAACTGATTCATCACAATCAATGTCAAACGCATTCTGGAAACAAATCTCGTAATAGAAAGTTGCATTAAGTTGGGGATAAAAATCCTTTCTCATCATTACAGAAGTTAAATTAGAGTTAATACTCTTGTCAGCATCATCAATTACACCAACAAATTTGCTATATCTAAATTTGCCTTTGAATTTTTCTGTGTCTGAACCATCAATATAATTTTGAACCGCAGCAATTACTTTATCTCTAATTTGTGCAGTAGTCTGATCTGTTGTATTTCTGTTATAATAAATTTTACTTGTCATTTCAACATACAGAACTGATGGATCAACAATGACAGGTTCTACAGAAGCAACAACATATTTCTCAAGTTCTTTAATAATTTCTTGTTTTGTTACTGATGTTAAGTAAGTAGCATCCTTTGGTTTTAATACAATGAATACCTTACCATACTCTGGTGGGTCTTGATCTTCGCCTCCAAAGATGATGATATCACTAGTTGCTGGATATACCTTACGAACGATTGCATCGTAGTCAGAGGGCGTTACAGCACGGTCCTGAGTGCCGTAAATCTTAGGAGCATTCTTTTTAATGCTTTTAGTTGATTCTAAATTTTCTCCACCAGATGCAGGAATTACAGAATTAATTACAACAGCAGAAGCATTTGGAGATGCACCAGCTGGATTTTCTAAAACACCAGAGAAAACAAAACTTCTTACTCCATTAGATGCAGATCCAGAAGTTGTGATGTAAGTAACTTCAATAGTTGTTCCGTTCTCTAATCTTGCTCCAAGAACACCATCACCAAAAATCAATTCATATCTCTCATCTTCAACTTCTTCTAAGAAGAAAATTTTTGAATTGCTATCAACTCCAAGAATATTTTCTACTATCTGATATTCTTCGTTAAATGATCCACCACCAGGAAAGATTCTAACTTTGATGGTATTTGTATCAATATTTCTATTGTCAAGAATAAATCTTTGATTGAGTAATGAACTATTAACTGTAAATGTACTAGTAAGTCTTGTTCCTTCTCTTACTGGAACATCAGTAAATACTGCAGTATTATTAATAACCTGTCCTATGACATCATTTTCTGTAATGTACTGATAAATTGTATTATCGTAATTTGCAACAAATCCCGTGCCTCTTCTCAAAATAAGTTGAGTATCGGTTGTTGGGGATGCGTAATTAACAGTAAAATTTACATATGCAATTGGAGAGGTAACACTTTTAGGTCTATATCCTAATTGCTTCGCAAGTGCCACCACATTGTCCCTCAAGGTGGCAGAATCAATGAATAGTTCATTGACCACCATGTTGGTGTTAAACGCCGTATAATACGTGTTATAAGCGAGTGTATCAATAAGAGTCGATAATACCGAACCCTCAAAATCATAATCAGTAAAATCTGAATTTGCTCTAAGATAATCTTTTAGAGCAGATTTAATATCTTCAAAGTCTAAATTAGAAACTTGAGTATAAGGCATTATCGTGTACGCTCTAAGAAGAAGTCTACAGTTACTGGTGCGTCATCCCTACCAACAATCGTATAAGTTAATTCAACTTGATATCCATTGTCCATGTATTGTGGACGACAAACAAGACTATCGATGGTAATTCTGGGTTCATATTTCCTCAGAACTCTTCCAACTTCCGACTTAACTAGACCAGAAGAAGCATAATCTAATGGTTCAAACAAAGTTTTCCTTAGTTCTGATCCAATATCAGGTTGAAATGGTCTCTCTCCCTTTTGTGTAAGGATTAAATTTGCTATTGATTGTACAATAGCTGCATTATCCTTTACCGCGATCATATCATCGGTTACAGGGTGTTGTTTGAATGTAACACTCAAATCTTTGAATGTCTGAAATTCAGGCATTGAGACGCAGCAATAGGCTGCTATTATTTATTCACTCGTGCCAACGCTCTACAAAATCATCAAAACCGCCCGCTCCTCCACAAGGGCGCTCAAGGCGGTCTTCAGGCAATGGGTATAGTTCTTCCTTCATCTTTGACCTACGACGCTTTGCAGCGGCATCTAGAAGGCGATCACTGTCTGTTTCGGTGATCAGTGTCATACCTTCTTCAATAAACTCTTCACTTTTGTCTACTGGAAATAGTCCCATTGAAAAAACCTCTCTAAAGTCTGTTTCCAGAACTTTTAGAGAGGTTGCTATCTCTTAATTATATTTAGTTTTCGGCGCTTTCGTTATTCGGAGATGCGGTCCTCAACGACCCTGACCACGATAACGCTTCTTAGCGCAATTGCGACTGGTAGCAGCATACTTTGTATGCTTCCCACGTCCTTGACGAGTATTCTTCGGAGTAGACTCAATAACCTTCTGTCCACTCAAACCAACTTTGCTTCGTGCCATAAAATTTCTAGGTGTGTTAACCAATTACTATTGTAGGATATTTGAACGGACCTGTCAACTTTCTCGGTGTAGTTACGCCCGTGATTAGCGTTGCTTCATCACCAGATACTGCGAAAAGATTACCATTGATTAACACATTCGTGTTAACTACTGGTTGTAGTCTTCGTATCCCTGGTTGACATACGCCAGTAGGATTCGTAGGCAACGGTATGCCCTCTACTTCGTCTAGAAGGATGTTCTCGGCAACTGGGTAGTGCTCTACCTTCTCGCCCTCAAACAACACGTTAGAACTCGTTGTAGAGTCCCCTCCAATCGCTTTCGCGGGGAATCTACACAATCCATCGGTACTAACGGTGTCTATGCAATCTGGTCCTACTACAAATGCCATTAGAATGCCTTATAAACTTTTACTAAATCTTCCTTAATTCCTTCAATATTATTATGAAGATAGTCTAGCGTGTCTGAGAGTGATTCGTAGTTACTCGCACTCGGTCTGCGATACGCTAACGTGGGTCTCTCCAACGCTGCTACCCTCATCTCCAAGTTCTCTAATCTCTGCAACAGCACTAGGAGTTTCTCCTCCAAGTTTGTCTGTAGCTGCTCTGACGACGTTGCCATTATTACTATCTCCTCTCATGAATGCCTCAGCGGCGCGTGATTCAAACTCATCGCAAAATGCGTCAAAGTTTTCTAAAATTCCTGTAAAGTTTTCAAAAGGGTTTTCACTCATTTTTTTGCTGGGAAATTTTTTTGGAATTCAAGGTTTTGAAAAACCGATTTTCAAAATTATTTATCGGTCGTCTGGATACTTTTGTAGGTTAGG